GGTGGAAACCCTACATATAATAATGGTGCAAGTAGAAAAGAAAAGTATTGGTCATTATCATCAAATAAGTTTTGGTATAAAGATGGTTCATCTAATATCAATGGTGGATATACACAATTTAATACAACAGCATATTCGGTAGCAGCTTGGGTTAGATTTACATCTCATCCAGCTAATGGATATTATCAATTCTTTGGTAAACAAAATAGTGGTGGTACAAGAGAAATTGCATTGTATTTAAATTCAAATGGTAGTGGTACTTATTTCATACACGATGGTACATCTGTACAATTTAATAGTAACACATTTAGTTTATCTACAAATGTTTGGTATATGATTTCTTATACCGCAGCAGCTAATGGAACAAATGTTGCATATATGGATTCTACATCGAGAGGAACTATATCAAATGGTGCAAAAACTTATACTACATCCGCACTAATACAAATCGGTGGTGGATATGGTGATAATAATTATTATTTCAACGGACAAATGGGACCTGTATTATTCTATAATACTCAATTGGGCTCAACTGATATTACAAAAATTTATGATTATTTCTCACCAACATATAAATAACATTAGTTTGTTGTTTTGAAATAAAAGATTATATTTATAGTAGACATTAAAAATTAAATAAAAGCATAAAATGGCAGAGAAAATAGTATCACCAGGCGTATTTACAAAAGAAAACGACCTTTCATTCTTACAACAAGGTGTAGCAGAAATAGGTGCAGCATTCATTGGACCTTTCAAAGAAGGACCTTTAACTCCAACAATTGTTAATTCACAAGCTGAATTTGAACAATTATTTGGAGCAGCTGACGGAACATATTATACTCCTTTAGCAGTACAAAATTATTTAAGAGAAGCAGGAACTGCTACAATTTGTAGAGTAGCTGGTGTAGGTGGATATACCGAAACCGCTCCTTTATTAGTAAGCGCAGTTAACTTAGGACAAATCGATACATTAGTAACATCATCAGCTGGAACAAATTATTCAGCATCAGATGGTACACCAAACGGTACTGCTCCTATATATTTCCAAGGTGGTACATTTGCAACTAATCCATCGGCTTCTGTAACTATTACAAATGGTACAATTAGTGGAATAACTATAAGCCAAAAAGGAGTTGGGCTGACAGTAGCACCTACTTCAATATTCGTATCTCAATCAGCTGCAAGACTTGCAGATGATATCGTTACTGCTAGTTTTGCAATTACATACGATGTATCTGGCTCAGCCGCAGCAATCTTATTCAACACATCGGGAAGTAATAATGCTGGATTTGTAGGTTCAACTTTAGCAGATAACGATGGTAATGGTGATTTTTATTTAGGTAATGGTTTAAACGTATCGGCATCTTTAAAAGTAACTGATGTAAACGATGTTGAAGCAGTATTTGGTACATCTGCATTTGGTTCTAAAGATGCATATGTTTATGGATACTTTAAAAATAGTGGTATCAACTTCGATTCACACGCATCATGCTCTGTGAATGTATTAGATGACCAAGATTTTACTTTTGATGCACAAGAAGCATTAACTCCAATGATTAAATCACAATTAATTAGTGGTGATAGATATAACTTATTCCAATTCGAAACTATTGGTGCTGGAAACGCAGCAAATACTAAAGTTAAGGTTGGTATTACAAATATTAAAGCAGCAGGTAGTGTAAATGGTACTGATTATGGTACTTTCACTGTTGTTGTAAGAGATTTCGCTGATACTAATAAAAAGAAGAATGTAGTAGAAACTTGGTCAAATGTAAACTTAGACCCTAATTCTCCTAACTATATTAGTAGAGTGATTGGTGATAGAAAATTATCAATTGATTCTCTTGGTAAAATTACTGAAAGTGGTGATTGGATAAACAACTCAAAATATGTTAGAGTTGCTAACCTAAACGAATCAGCTCCGGTACAAGCAGTTCCATTCGGACACGCAGCTTACACTTTACCGGTATCTGCATCGGCAGCAATCAGTTCAAAGATTCCAACTGTATCATTTGTAACCGCATCAGCAACACAATATGGTGGTATCGATTTAGATTTCAATACCGATAACGCAATCTACTTAAAACCAATTCCAACAGGAGCAGGTGTAGGTTCTAACTCTGTATTTGGATTAGATGTAGTAAATGGTGGTTCATTATCAGTAGGTTCTTCTTTAGCACAATTCGTTGTAGCATTCCAAGAAGGTTTTGATGGTATGAATCCGGCAATCACAATTAACAAAGGTAGTGAAATCACCGCAGGAAACTCACAAGGTTTTGATTTATCATCTGTAACAGCAAGTGGTTCAGTAGCATACGCTAAACATATCGCAGCATTATCAAATGCAGATGAATTTGATATCAATATGATTGTAACTCCAGGTGTTGTAAGAAGATTACACTCTTCGGTAGCAACTTCAGTATTGGATATGGTTGAGCAAAGAAATGATTGTTTCTATATTTTAGATACAACTGCCGCAGGTGATTCTATTTCACAAGCAAATACACAGGCGCAAGATATCGATTCAAATATGGTAGCAACTTACTATCCTTGGGTTAAGACAATCGATTTGAACACAAACAAATTAATCACTGTTCCACCATCAGTATTATTACCAGGCGTATTCGCAGCAAACGATAGAGTAGCAGCAGAATGGTTCGCACCAGCCGGTTTGAATAGAGGTGGTTTAATCGGAGCAGTTTCAGTATTGAATAGATTAACTCAATCTGAAAAAGATGATTTATACGAAAACAAAGTAAACCCAATCGTACAATTCCCTGGACAAGGTATTGTAGTATTCGGACAAAAAACATTACAAGATAAACCTTCAGCATTAGATAGAATCAACGTAAGAAGATTATTATTGACTGTTAGAAAATATATCGCATCTACATCTCGTTTCTTAGTATTCGAACAAAATACTTCAGAGACTAGAAATAGATTCTTAAATATCGTTAATCCTTATTTAGAATCAATCCAACAAAGACAAGGTTTGTACGCATTCCGTGTTGTAATGGATGAAACTAATAACACACCAGATGTAATTGATAGAAACATTATGAAAGGGGCTATCTACTTACAACCAACTAAGACAGCTGAATTCATTCAAATTGATTTCAACATCTTACCAACTGGCGCAGCTTTTAACGGATAATTTAAAAAGTAAATATTTATATAAAGAAACAATTAAATAGAGAAATAAAATGCCAGAAGTATTAGAGTTTGATAAAATGTTCTATACCAATTTTGAACCAAAATTAGGTAATAGATTTATAATGGAAATCAACGGTATAGAATCATATATGATTAAAACCGCTAGTAGACCAACGTTCACATCGGAAGTAGTTGAATTAGACCATATTAACGTAAAAAGAAAAATTAAGGGAAAATCAACTTGGGATGATATCACTATCTCTCTTTATGACCCAATTGTACCATCAGGTGCACAGCAAGTTATGGAGTGGGTTAGACAATCACACGAATCTTTGACAGGTAGAGATGGATACGCAGCTTTCTATAAGAAAGATATCACTTTCTATCTATTAGGACCGGTTGGTGATAAAGTTGAACAATGGACTTTGAAAGGTGCATTTATCAGCTCGGCAAACTTCGGTGAATTAGATTGGGCTTCAAACGACCCGTTATCAATTGAATTAACATTAGCATACGATTACGCAATCCTTGAGTACTAATCTCTAAATGTAAAATTTAAAATAGTAATTTTTTAAAAGGGGGGTAGATTTTCTACCCTCTTTTTTTATGCCTTATTTAGAATAATTCTAAATTTTAAAAATATTTTACAAAAGACTTGACTTTTAATGTAGAATTGTGTACCTTTATTATATGAGAGAGAGATTGATAGCTTTGATTGTTTTCTTAATTGCAACCGACCATCCTTGTCGATTACGTGTTACCGCTATCGAAGTTGACCACCTCCCTAAAACCGAAATTTGTTTCAAACCTAAAAAATAATATTATGGAATTGTTAGATGTACGTGGTATGAGTGTTAATGAGTATTGTGACTTTGTAGTGAGTAGAGCTCTCCATTTGCATGTTTCTCCATTTGAGTTGAATATGGAGTATTGTTTTGAGCGTGGGTTGATTAGTGATGAGATGTATGAGAAGGCGAAGTGGGAGTTGAATGCCAGAAAGAATGATATTTTCTGGTTACAACGTGGTGAGGTAGTTAGATAATTAAATTGTTAAACCTTAAACTTTAAAAATATGTTATACGATTCTTATGATGTTGAAGTACTTGCTGACCGTTTAGAAATGGAAGAAGAAGTGATTACTGAAATGAATGAACTCACTAATTTTGAGTTTACATTTAAAACTACTGCTGAATATCGTTCCGAAAGATGTAGTGGTTATATTGAAAAATATAAAAATGTGCGTGTAGAGATAGTTAATTCAGAAGGGTGGCATATAGATTTTCCCTTACATAGTGAGGAAGAATATTTTGAATACCTATCCAACCACAAAAAAGAAGGTGATAGAATTATTAAAGTATATGCTAATGTAGATTACTACGAAGCAAAGGATTGGTATTAAAATTTTCATAATATTAATACCAATCCTTTGCTTCGAAGTAATCTACATTAGCATATACTTTAATAATTCTATCACCTTCTTTTTTGTGGTTGGA